GGTTCTGCGTTTATTGTTTTTACGTTTTATTGTTGAAGTTTTAACCATATTTGATTTGCGTCTTTTATTTTTGAAGCGTCTGGACATTCCTCCTTTATTTGAGAAATAGTTAATTCTATTCATTCTTTCATCATTATAATTTTTCTGTGTGGTGCCTATTTTTTTATTTCTAAAAAAATCTAATACCGAATTACCAAACTGTTCAATCGCGGATGGTTTAATAATTTCTCCTGTGTTAGCGTCTCTTAAAGGAATATTATTGTTTTGTTGGTTGTTTAAATTTGTGGGTGGACTATTTTTGATAACTTCTTTTAGTTTATTGTTAATGTCAAACAACCTAGAATCTAAACCGGCAAAACGATTATTATCGACGGTTGGGTTCGATATTACGGTCGGTATTATGGTCGCAGCTGGAATTTGAGTATTATTTGTGGGTTGGTTCGGTATTATGGTCGCAGTTGGAATTTGTGTATTATTTGTGGGTTGGTTCGGTATTATGGTCGCAGTTGGAATTTGTGTATTATTTGTGGGTTGGTTCGGTATTATGGGCACAGCTGGAATTTGCATATTATTTGTGGGTTGGGTCGGTATTATGGGCACAGCTGGAATTTGCATATTATTTGTGGGTTGGTTCGGTATTATGGGCCCAGCTGGAATCGGTAAATTATTATATATGGGTTGGGTCGATTGTCCCGGAAAGTCGAATAGAGTATTAATACCTATGGGTTGGGTAGGTCTGATTTGAGGGTAAACTGGTGGTCGATAATTAATATCTATGTTTTGGTTCTGTTGTCTTGGATAGTTGAACGGAGCATTAATATCGAAATTGTTGTTTCTAAACTGAAAGTTTGGTCTGAGAGGGTAGTTTATATTTCGTTGAACAATATTTTCAAGTTTTGTGTCAATATTCGAAATTTCGCGGTTTAATTGTTCGCATGTAGCAGTATTATTGGTATTAAACGCGAGACGATTTGCGATTTCATTAATATTTTTATTAATGTTATTTATTTTAGGATTATTATACATTATACATTATCTAAATATTATTAATATATGTTATCCGACCATAGGATTTGTTGTGTTGACATAACTGGCAATAATAAAACATCTAAATAATATATTCTAATTATAAACGTATAATGATGGGTCTTATTAATGGTGCTTTTATAAATCAATAACTATGTTTAATTTACGAATGTTTACGTCCTCCTTTTTTTGTGGTTTCGACGTTTAACTGTTTTTTGTTTAAAAGACAAACGTTTTTTTTTAGAGGATTTTTTACGCGCATACCCTCCAGAAAGACCTCCTTGTGAAGAATATGATTCGGTTTGATTTTGTTGAGACTGGTTTTCTTGTTCAATATTATTTAATTGTTCTTGGTCAGTTATTGGAAGCAGGTTTTGGTCTTGTGGTTGATTATTTATTTGAAGCAGGTTATTCGGCACAACTTGTTGTACATTATTATTTAATAGACTAACTTGGTTTTGTTCTTGTTGTTGATAATCTGATTGCGTGACAAAAGGTAATGGGTTGTCTTGAAATATAGGTTCTACATTTGAAGTTACATTATTGGATTGATTCGTGGTTTGTTGTTGGACTTGATTATTTTGTTCGTTTTGTGTAATGACATTTAGTTTATTTTGAATTTGTTGAATTTGTTCCATATATTGATTATTTAGGGTAACTGAATTATTAAATCTTTCTGAAATTGTGTTAATACTTGCATAAATCTCGTTAAGAGCATTATTTATATTATCTGAATAAGAATTACTCATTATACATTACGTAAATATTATTAATAGATAGCCAAACACATACTATATATTAATTTTTGTCGATATAAATACCCTAAAATGATAGGATTGTTTATTGTGTATCTTAGCTTAAAACTTATAATAACGTGTCTTCGCTAAATTATAGGTAAATTTAATTATGTCTACGTCCTCCTTTTTTGGTAGTTCTGTGTTTACGAGAACGCTTTCCGCCTTTGGTTTTAAATGGATTAAACCGAGAAAAGAATGATTTTTTTTGTGGTTTTGGTGACTCAGGGGCTTCCTCTTGCTCCATTTTTATTTCGGGTTGTTCTTCAGAGGATTTACGTTTGTTTTTTGATGAGCGGTTACGTTTACGCCTTCCTCCTTCAAACTCGGAGTTAAGGGGGTCATCGATATTGCTGAAGTTTTGTTTGTAACCTTCCAGTGGTGCAACCTGGTTTTGCGAATTGTTATTGTCGTTAGATGTATTAATGTTATTTACGTCCTTTTGTTCATTACTGATTGTAGGGGATTGAGTGTTGTTTTTTCCGTTAAGGGAGCTATTGAAGGTTTTTAGTTCGTACTCTTTCTGTGGTGCAACCTTGTTTCCGACGGTGTTTGGCGAATTGTTATTGTCGTTAGATGTATTATCTTTCATTAGGTTTGTTAATTTTTGTTGAATTTCTCCAATTAGTTTTTGGTGTGATGCGTTGTTATTGTTTAGTGTGTTAATGACTGTAAACTTATTGGGAATATTATCAAGGCTAAAAATAATAGCAGTAAGAGCTTTTGATATTGGATCTAGAGAATCGGCCATTATATATTACATACATATTATTAATTTTGTGGTATCAAAAATAAGACAATATATTATTTTCGATATAAATATCAAATAATGTTAATTTTAAAGTAATAATAAAAATATTTCCTAAATAATAAAGGTATAATAATAATAATAAACCTCATTCGGAACGTATTAATGCTATTGTTTTAATTTATTTATGTTTACGTCCTCCTTTTTTGGTACTTCTACGTTTAACGGATTTACGTTTTTGTGAATACTTTCCGCCGTTGGTTCTGGGTTTAAATGAATTAAATGGATTAAACTGAGAAAAGAATGATTTTCTTTGTTGGGGGTTTGAATTGTCAGCTGATATTGAACCAATCGCGTTAAGTTTTTCCTGAATTGATTTAATTTGCTTGAGATGGTCATTGCTTAAGCTTTCCTCTGTGTTTTTTTTACTATTATACAAATTTACAAGGTTTGTAACCTGGCTTTCAATCTTTTCAAGCTCACTAGTCAAAGTACTCATTATATATTACATAAATATAATAAACCTTAATTTTGGAGTTTATTATATTAACAATCGAATATGTAATTTTACCTAAATATAAAGTTATGTGTAATTATCATATTAGCGAAACAACCGACGCGTAGAGACCGAGATAAATTTATATGAATGGTATATACCTTATTGTATCGCTATCATATTTGGTAACTAAATATGCCTCATTATACCCTTCAACATAAACGTGTTCTCCCCCGATTAATTCATCACATCCGTATTCATTCGTGCAACTTCTATTTTTGTATAAAATGGGTAATTTTATGCTATTGTGTTTATCGGTCATCGTATAATATTGCCATTTACTACGAGATACAAATAACGGACGACCCATTAATGGTAATATTCTATCTTTATCCTTATTTATTTTAGGTGTTAAAATTCCAACTTGTCTATATGTTGTGTCAACAGCTCCAACATTTGTCGACACATTAATAGGAATCCTTCGAGGAATAAAATACCTTTCATCGCTTAAAGGTGGTGTGTATGGATTTAATAAGACATCGTTATTATTATATGGAAAGCTGGGAAACATACCGATTCCAACCGCATGGTTATTAGGTTTTCTTTCTTGGATTGTGTTATGGATTTGTATATTTTGGTTTTCACGTGTTTGGTTATAAATAAAATAAGAGATTATTAATATTATAATAAAAATAAGCATCAAAGTTAGATTTTCAATACATATTACACCAGGAGGACATTTCTTCATATTATAAGCATATATTTATTTTTTAATTGAAGCCGAAGAAGCAGAGAACCCCTTTGCGATTGATGCTAAATTATTCATTGTTCCCTGGTCGATGTTTCCTAACATACCTTGAGCTTGAGATAATAACGGGGTTATACCTTCAATTAAAGGGGTCATTGATTTCATGGATTCGGCCAATTGAAGTTGTTGTTTCATTAATACTTGAGTGTCATTCGTCAAGTTTTTAATTCCATCACTTCCGATTAATTCATTTAATTGTGAATATGCATCTTTAATGGTCGATGCGTAATCAATCTTGCTTCCTTTTTTGGGTCGTCCGACTTCAAATCCTGCCTGTTTATCTTCGTGTTCTTCATCGGAAGATGCGATTGATGAATGAAGAACACGTTCTGAATTGTCACCTTTATTTTCTTTAGAGGATGATTCATCCGTTTTTTTAGTTGGTTTATCACTTGGTTGGTCGAATCCTTCTTTTTTAGTAATATTTAAAGCAAATAGGTTGGTTAATAAAATAGCTGATCCCAAAACAACAACCATATTTTTGCTAAAGTAAGACACAATTAAACCGAAAATGATGAAAAGCAAAATAGCATTTAAATTTCGAACCATAACATAACCGACAAAATTAGTAAATGTCAAAAATAAAACAAAATAAAGAACATATTTGTTTGTTAGGAAAAAATTTACCGATGACGAAACTTTCATTATATATATAATTATTAAAAAAATTGAATGATAATTATATTTATGGAATTTAATTAAATAACATTAAATGACAAACGGAAAATATCAACTAGTATTAACAGAAATTTATAATGAAACTATTCACGGGTTAAGTAATCACGCTGATTACGATATAAACACCCACTATTTAATAATTGAAACTTTTGGTTATGGTCGTATATGTTATGACACAGACGATTCAACCGACGAATATTATATTAGGGGAAGAACTATAATTTCAAGTATAAATAAAATTGCGATGGTGTATAATCGTAGATATACGAAAATTAAACGTTTAACTCATTCAATTATTCGAAATTACGTAAATATAATCGTTAAAAAAAATTACATTAAACCTGAGATTGCTGAATGTATATATTTAAAAAATAATGAATATATCGCTATATTAAAAACGTTTTGGATAAGATTGGTCCAACGCACATGGAAACGCGTTTTTATTGAAAGACATACAGTTATTTTAGAACGAAAATCTCCGGTTTCTTTAAACTATAGACTTATTCACGGAAAATGGCCAAATAACTGTAATTATCTCCCATCTTTATATGGTATGCTAAAAATATAAAAATGTGTTGTGTTTTATTATGTGTTGTATATAATGTGTTTTATGTATGTTTGTTTAGCGTTTTCTTTGGGTTTTAGTTCGTGTTATTTTTTTTTTTCTAGATGCCATTTTACGTCTATGTTTACCTCCTTGGGTTCTCCTTGAATAGAAAGGGTTCCTTACTGACGGGAACCGACTTTCTCGTGGAACAAAAGTTCCCTTATCATTCACAGTTACTATGTGTTTGCCTAACCCGGGAATAAAAGATTTTTCTTTAACAGATG